CGATGACGTTAAGATGGGGCATCAACCCATCTTCTTTCCCTTGAACGACCGAAGACGAGCAGCGACCCTGGTCGCTGTCGCGTTGCCCGATCTCGAGAGCTGTTCGATGCGTGTCATGCGTCTCCTTAGTTATACACAGTGTTGTGGCCACCCAAGAGGCTAGGCGTCGGGGTCCTCGTCCTCCGGCTCGGCCGCCTTGCCCGTAACCCCTGGCTTTTGCACGACTTTCCCTGGTTTCGGGGCCGTCGGCAACCCGGTCTTCGGGTTGATGGGCAGCGGCACAGTGTCGGGTTGCTTGGCTAGCTCCTGTGCCATCTTGACGTCCTTCTTCGTCATGCTGGGGTAGACCCCGCGGGCGTAGAGGTCGCCCGCCACGATGCCTTCGTCGATGGCGCCAATCGCTTGGTACGCAGTTGCCGTCTGCGCCCGCACGAGCTCCGCGTCCGCCTCCTCCTTCGCCGACTCCTGCCAGAGCGGGTTCCACTCTGACTCGTAATCCTCGGGCATAGTGCCTACAGCCGACCGCACCAGGAATTGGTCGAGCTCGTCCATGGGCCCATCGAGTGACTCCTCACGCCGAGCCGCCACGTGGTCGTAGTAGTTGCGTGTGTCTGACTCCCCCGTCGCGTTCATGCCCGCAGGGGATTGGCCGAAGAGCCGGGTGAACGGGACGTCGGCCGCGCCACAGACATCGTACATCAACTGTGAGTACGCCTTGTCCACGCCCGAGAAGGTGTAAGGGTGGCGTTGGAACTCCTCAGTGTCCTTGTCGATGACCGCGACGCCGGCGAACGACTTGAGCATCGCTAAGTTCATGAAGCGCTCGGCCACCTTCTCCGGGCCGCCCTTGGTGCCGAGGTACTTGCGCAAGTCCGTCTGGCTAATGACGTCGATGTTCATCTGGAACATCATGGTGGCAAGGGCCGCGGTCGCGGTGTCGTACTGCTTGAGGTTGTTGATGAGAATCTGCAGCGTCGAGTCGTGCCACATTCCATTAGCCTTCCACAACCAATAAGGCAGGTAGCGGCCTTCGAAGCGAACGACCCGCGTGTGGTGCAACCGCACCGCGGACTCCGCTAGCAGGTAGTGGGTGGGCATCCCGAACTGTGGCGAGCTCGGGTCCGTGTCGTAGTTCCCATCGTGGGAGCAGCGCCAGCGGTCCACGACCCGCAGGGCCACGAGGTCGTCCTTCGTCACCTGCTCGAAGTCGATGGGCTCAGCCATGACCTCATCGGTCTGGCTCTTGAGGATGGGGATGATGAGCGCCCCGCCGTAGAGCCGCGCGAGGTTCATTGCCTCGAGCACAGTCTTCTTCACCTTGAGCTTCTTCTCGAGGCGCTTCAGTTGCTTGACATCGTTGTCATCGTCTTCGACCCCATCCCACTTAAAATCACGCCATTGCCTCACTATGTCCTCGGGCAGTGTGCTGATGATGCGGCGCCCAAGCCACGAGTGACGGAAGATGTTCTCGAGGAGCACCCGGTGCTGCGGGGCGACGGTCTGGTAGGTCGTGTACATCCGCTGGTCGCGCGGCGTCCCGATGCCTACCCTCTCGTTCTTGAGCGCCATCTGGCTCATCCCGGTGACGAAGTCACTGAGCCCGTCGCGGCCCTGCACGGGAGCGACCTCCTGGGCTGGCTTGTTGGACCTAGCGAGCGCGGCCCCAAACGACTTCACATGACGTGACATGGTGGTTATCCTTTCACACCAGGTCGTTCATCGACCCGGCCTTACCTTTGATGAATGGTTCGAGGGCGTAACGACACTGATCCGGCCAGTCATCGTGCTTCTTCACAATCTTCTTGAGGACATCATTCGTCCTCTTGTCAACCTCGTACTTGTAAGCCCGGAGGTCATGCTCGGCCATTTTCGCCCGCGGGTGGACGATGATCTTCTCGAAGGACCGAAGGAACGAGATGCCGTCCTCGACGCTCCCCTGGCCCTTCTCCACACCCACCGCGTCGTACCCAGCGTTGTGCAGGAAGTTGATGGTCTCTGGCCGGGCGCTGTCACAGCGGAACTTGAGCTCCTTGGCGCTCGGCAAGCGGTCCAGCTGAGCAGGCAGATCAACAGTATCGATGCGCAGTCCTCCATAGGCCTCCTCCACGTAGAGACGGTCCTTGTACACCCATTGCCGACCGATGCACGTGGGTGTGGTGCTGAACCCGAAGTCGATGCCGTGGTATGGACCCACCCAGTCCTCGCCCGGCGTAAAGTAGTCGATGGCCCACTTGCCCTTGAAGATCTGCGCGTCGCTCCTGGACCAGAACTCGCCCTCCCAGACGTGGTAGTACTCCTCCGGGTCAGTGCGACGCAGGTGCTCAGCCTCGTCCTTGAGGACCTTGGGCAGCCAGGGGTTGTCCTGCCAGTTGACCTTGATCTGGATGGTGTTCGGTGGCGGGTGCAGGAGGAAGCGCTGCGCGGTGGGGTCCTCCTCCTCGACCGGGTTGAGCGTCATCCAGATCTCGGCGTCACGGAGCTCCCCGTGAGGCCCAGTCCACGGCTTGCGGATGGTGGGGATGAGCACCTTCCAGCTGTTGTCGGAGACCCGCTGCGCCTCCTCCACCCAGCAGATGTTGATGCCCTCCATCGACTGGATCTTCTGCACGTTCTGCCAGAGGCCGGCGAAGATGAACTCACTGCCCGTGGGCATGAAGCGGATGGAGGTCTTGTCGATGACCCAGCCCCAGAGCCCCAGGAGCTGGATCTGCTCATCGAGCAGCGTGTGCACCGACTCGCTGATGCTCATCTGGAACTCCCGCGCGCAGAGCACCTTGATCTTGCACTGCATCGCGAGGAGGATAAGCACACGGGCGATGTCCCAGGACTTACCTGACCCGCGGCCACCGTACACGACCTTGTACCTAGCGGCCTCGACGTACGGGACCTCGGCCCACTCAGCGAGCTCGATGCTCACCTCGGCTGTGATCATCTAATGACCTTGCGCGTGCGGCCCATCGCACGCCCGGTTGGTCTGGGCTCGGCCCTGGCGAGCTCCTCCTCGACCTCGGGTGGCGTGGGTGGTAGCGCATCCACTGGCTGACCATCAGGCCCCACACGCACGACCTTAGTGCGGTCAAGCCCTGACCCACGCTGGAAGGTGACACTGATCGCGTACCCACCACCGCCCATTGAACCATCTGGGCTCCGTAGGTCCACCGACTGGCGCGCGGTTCCCAGCGCCTGGTTGACGACGTACTCAGCGGCCTGCTCCTGGCGGGGGTGCTTCGGGTTGGTGAAGACCTCTTGGAGTGTGCCCAGTGCCTCGGGCAGCATCTCCTGGAAGGCCTCGCGCGTGCCGGGCGGGAGCTTAGGCCGGCCCAGTGGGTTGTTGATCGTGCCCTTGGCGAAGGGCTTCCCGCGCGGCTTGCCCTTGGGGCGGTTGCTCCGCGGGATGCGCGAGCGCTTACCGTATGGTGCGTGTGAGGCCATCGTGCTACTCCACCAGCGCCTTGGAGCTCCTTTGTGTCGTGGCGGGCGGCAGCATCATCTTGCAGCAGGCGCAGTGCATGGCTCTATTAGATGGGTCAGGCGAGGGCGGCGTGCCACGCAACCGAGCCCTTTCGACCTAGTGGAGGGTGATGGAATCAGGCGGAGCCCAAGGGCCAAACATCACTGCACAAAAACCTTGATATGGATATGGATCGAAGCGGCCGAAGCCTCTATATAGAATTTCCCCTCTCAATCCTTGTTTCTCTCCCTCTACCCCCTTTTATTTATTCTATTATATACTTCTTCTTCTTTTAGGAGTAGAGTAGATGCCATATCACCATATCAAGACATGCGCTTTGGGCCTAGAGCTAGGCGCAAAGCTCCGATATGGCAACATAGCAAAAACCGTATCAGATATGGCTCAGACCATATCCAATGACCACCAAACGACCAAGGAGGACCAACAATGACTGATGACCTTACACCCCCACCCCCAGTGTGCAACAACCCAATGGGGTACGTTCCGCCCGATAAAGGGGCTTCGGTCGCCCACTCGATACGGATAATTCGAGGCCTTTTAGGTAAGATTGAGCGCGAGTTGGACCTCGAGGTGGCTTTCAAGACCGATGCACCCACTCGCCTACCCGGGCGTCCGCCGTTGAGTGATGAGGCGCGCGTTAAGCGGCGCAGCATACTGATTCATGAAGGTGTTATTCGGCGAGCTTACCGTGCTGCCGAGCGTGTGATTCGTGAACCTCCTGACTTAACGGTGTTCTCTTCGGTGCTTACTTGGGCGGTTAATAAACGGTTGGTGAAGGACTACGATTGCGAACCTCACATTGAACCGTCTGAGGAAAGGGAGCAGGAGGTGCGTAATGAACTGTCCGCCTTGCCGCCAGCTGCGGTCACGTTATTGACTCGAGATAGGTTCACGGTATGGCCTGACGATGGCCGGTTTCTCGCAGCGATCCGCCAAGTAGAAGAAGACGAAGCACGGAAAGAGATCACAGGCTTTGGTGTGGCACACACACCAGAACGCAAAGCTCTCGAGAAAGCCTTCGCCAAGAAGTTCGGGCACAGGCCGTAGGACGACAAGGTTTACATCCTCGAAATCAGGGTATATTTCTAGGTCTTTCGGGAACCTTCCGTGGCGTCGCTTCCTCCTCGGTTGCACCACGCCGCGGGAGGTTCCCACTTCTTTCTTGTTGCAACCGAGGGACCACGCAGCATGGCGAAGCACCGACCATCAACAACTCAATCTAGCGCCCGCGCGCTTGCCGAAACCGACCTGGCGAGAAGTGGGCTCACTTGGAGTGACGCTGAGCAACTAGGCATGGAGGTGTGGGAGGCCGACCGGACGAAGAAAGAGCTCGGGTATGCTTGGCGGGCTTTGTGCATCCCGTACTTCGACGCCTACAAACGTCGGCGCAAAGACGTCTACCGGGTAAGACTCTTAGGCACACAGCCAGGGCCGTTCGGCACGACCGTCTGCCCACCCATGCGGTACCTGCAGCCCAAGAACACGGTGCCGGCAGTGTACATCCCACCGAACACCGCGTGGCAACCAACCATGCAGGACGTCAGCACCACTATTTGGTTGACGGAGGGTGAGAAGAAGGCGGCGAAGGCGTGCAAAGCCGGCATCTTCTGCCTAGGTCTTGGTGGCGTGTGGTCGTTCATGTCTAAACGCCTCGGGGTGGAGTTGTTACCTGAATTGAAAGAGATTGTGTGGCACCAACGGCAGGTCGCCATTTGCTTCGACAGCGACGTGATGGTCAAACCAGACGTGGCGAAGGCTGTGGTTAAGCTCACCGAAGTGTTGATCAAGCAAGGCGCTCTTGTCAGGACCGTCACCCTGCCGGAGGGGACGGACCATCAGAAGGTGGGTCTTGACGACTACCTCGTAACCCACGACGTCGAGGAACTTCAAGCGTTGTTGGGTGAGGCACCGGCGTCCGAGTTGGCAGCTGAGTTGTGGCGGTTCAACGCGCGCTACGCGGTCATCCACCACCCGTCGATGATCTATGACACGTTAGCCACGGACGACCGCGCTCAACCGCAGCCGAAACCACTCTCGGCCAACCATTTCACGCAGGTAGTTGCGGCCGACCGCCAGGTGACTGTGACTGAAGGTGAGGGTAAGTCTGAAAGGCGGCGGAAGGTGCAGGTGGCGCAAGAGTGGTTACGGTGGCCAGTACGCCAGTGCTATGAAGCGTTGACTTACGAGCCTGGCAAGGACTTGGTGCTCAACAGTGTCGTTACCCCACGGCTCAACGGCTGGCGTGGGTTGGCTTGTGAGCCAGCCAAAGGCAGCGTCGCCCCATGGACCAAGCTCCTCGATTACCTGTTTACCGGCGCAGAACCGGAGGCGCGGGTGTGGTTCGAACGGTGGTGCGGCTACCCCATCAAGCACCTAGGGACGAAGCTCCTATCGGCGGTGGGCGTTTGGTCCAACGCCCAAGGGCAGGGCAAGACGCTAGTAGGGACCACTCTTGGTGCAATCTACGGGTCCAACTATATCAGCATCCCACAACGTATGCTGGACGCAGATCACAACCCGTGGGCTCTCAACCGTCAGTTTGTGCTCGTCGATGACATCTCGAGCCACGACACTAGGTCGACCGCCGACTTACTGAAGAAGTTCATTACCCAAACTGACATGAACATCAACATCAAGTTCATTAGCCAGTTTACCGTACCCGACCACATCAACTACCTCTTCACCAGCAACCAAGGTGACGCGTTCTACATCGACGAACACGACCGGCGGTTCTTCATTCACGAAGTCAAGGTCCAACGCATGGACCTTGCGTGGTACCGCGACTATTATGACCCGTGGCTCAAAGGCCCAGGGCCGGCGGCCTTGCTCCACTACTTTCAGCACGAGCTTGATTACGGCGACTTCGAACCGTCAGCTCCGCCACCATTCACTAAGGCAAAGCAAGAGATGGTTGAGGGTGTCAGGTCAGAACTTGATACTTGGCTGGCTAGTCTTAAGAACCTCGACTTGATGGGGCGTGACCTTTGGACGGCGTCGGAACTCTGTGGCCGGTTCAACGGCGCGGCGGTACACAAGACGCCGGTCAACGCCTTTGGTCGACGCCTTACACGGCAGTACCCATGCGTCGGGTTGGTAGATACCGGCAAAGCTAGCCGCGAGAGGTTCTACGCGATCGCGAACGCCGAGAAGTGGCTCAAGGCCTCGAACAAGGAACGGGCGGCCCATGTCCAGTCAACCAAGCGCTTCTAGGCAGTGCGCGCAGTGCCACGACCTTGGCAAGTACCGGGTCAGCACGGTGGTTCGGCGTGGGGGTGGGCAG